AGCAAGATGACGACGGCCAGCAGTCCGATCAGCACGTTGACGACCATCCGGAACGGCTCGGGGAGCGGCATCTGGCTCAGCACCCACCAGACGAGGCCGAAGACCAGCGCGATGACGATGATCGTCACGATCAGGTTGATGAGGTTCATGACTAGCTCCTTGTTGCGCGGGTCTTGCCGCGCTGGGCACAACCGTCGATGCTGCCGCCGGCCGCGAAATCACGGGATTTCTCGACCGCGGCATCGCGGCGCTGCAGTAGCTCTTTCGGCGGCAGCCGCGCGCCTTTCTTGGCAGGCGTGAAGAACTCGACGCTGGGCGCCGAGGCGGCCGGCGCGGGGGCAGCGGGCTCGTCGCCAACGCCGGCATCCTTCAGTGCCTTCTCGACGCGCGGGATACCACCTCCGCCGGCCATGCCGACAAACTCCTTGCCGACCTTCTGCTTGATGCCGACCTTCTTGGCGAACGCCGGGTTGTGAGCGACGGCCTGCATCAGCCGTTCCTGGGACTTCGACTTGGCGGGCATGCTGTTCTCCTAGTGGATGATGACGGCCACCTCGGCGCGGCCGTCGTCGAGGATGCGGTTGACACGGCCGACAGCGCGCTTGTACTGCTCGAAATCGACATCCGCGACGAACACGGCCTCGATGAAACCATCCAGGCCCGCCTCGGCGACGATGTAGCCACCCGACACGGCATCCCAGACGTTGACGGGCACCTTGCCGCTGTAAGCCACACGATCGACGCTCTGGCGTGCGGCTTCTAAAGCGTCACCCTCAAGTCCAGCGCCCCACGCATCGCCGCCGACATAGCCTGGGTCGCTACTCTTGATGCCGAAGCGCAGCGAGGCGTGGAAGTCCTGCGTCAGCACGCCGTCCGCATCAAAACCAACCACATCGCCCTTGGCAAACGACTGACTGCGCGTGGGTTCGTACTCGGCATAGTCCGCACCGTTCACGTTCACCGAGCCAGCAGCGTTAATGCTGCGCGTCGTGGTGTTCGGACGTGAGATGTTCATGCAGCAAGCGGCTACATTTCCGGCCACACCATCACCGCCGGCAAAAGAAGCGATATTCGGTAACGACAGCGCTACCACACCCTGCCCGCCGCCCTTACTGATCGTGTGCGTAGACCCGGATGTGGCGCCGACAAGCAGATTCCCGCTGTCGTCGATACTCGCGCGAGCCGTATTGTTCGTGTAGAAATCAAGCGACGTGGCGCCATTGGTGCCGAGAATTGAGCGACCTGTCACTGCCGTAAAAAACGCGGTACGCACCCCGTTCACGTTTATGTCGTAAACACCTTGATTAACGCCAGGGCCGCCCACCATAAGGGCACGCACATCCAAACCATAAACCGGCGGAGTCCCGCCGATACCGACATTGCCATCGGCAGTGAGGCGCATGCGCTCGGCGCCGCCGCGCGCGTCGTAGAAGGAGAGCCATCCACCCGTGTTTCCTGCGGCGCCAATCTGCCATAGCGCACCACCGGCACCGTTGTTTGACAACATGATGGAGGGGTTGACTGCCCCGGGACCGCCAAGCGTAAGGTAGTTTGTGTAACCTCCGACACCTGCTGGGGGGGCTATTCCGATGCCGACCTTACCAGCCGCGTCAATACGCATGCGTTCCGTGCCGCTTGTGTTGAATAACAGTGGGTGCGCAGAGGTAGTACCAACAAAGCCGCTAGTTCCGCTTGGACCCGCGCCAACTACCATTTGCGCTCCGCCGGGCGCGTTGTAGCGAATACCACTGTTGTCAGGCCCTGCGATGTCAAGCGGGAACACAGGAACCATGCCTATGCCCACAAGCCCCGCCGCCGTGATGCGCATCCGCTCGACACCCGATGCCTTCAGGATCAAGTCTGGCGTACCGTTGATACCGCCCCCTGCTGCCAGTGCCGTAATCGCCACCAGCACATCGACGCCGTTGCAGTACAGCAGCATGGCCTGCCCGGCAGGCACCACGATGCCCGTGCCAGCTGCCGTCTTGACATTGAGCCCAAACCCGCCCGTGGTGTCGTTGCGGATGAAGTAGAGCTTGCTGCTCGACGGCACCGTGATGTTGCGCTGGGCCGTGAGCGCGCCGGTGAAGCGCACTACCGCGTTGCGTGCCACGTCGGCCGCACCGTTGGCGATCGTCATCACGTAGTCGGCGTCGGCCAACGCCACGCTCGCCGTGCCGGCAATGGCCGCCTCTTCCAGCGACGTGATGCCGTTATTGACGGTCTGCCCCCAGGTGCCGACCAGCTCGCCGTCAGCGGGCAGCGTCAGGCGCAGGAGCGGGGTATAGGAACTGGGCATGGCGTGTTCTCCTCAAGGTGTGACCGGCAGCCAGGGGCTCGTCGGATTGTCGTTGACGGGCACCCAGATGCCGGACTGACTGTCGTCCACCGGCACCCACAGGTCGGTCAGAACCGTGCCCACATCATGCGCGCCGGCACGCTCGATCACCGAGATGGTCGTGTTGACCGGCGCTGCGGGCACATCGCGCGCGAACGCGCTCTCGGTGAGTGTGAAGCTGTACGTGCCGCCGATCTGGATGGCTTCCTGCGCGCTGGCCGCCTCGCTGACGCCGATGAGGTAGGCCCCGATCGCGTCGGGCGTGTCCTGCGCGCTGGCGGACTCGATGATCCGCGCCGCATACATCGGCACCACGTTGAAGGCTTCGACGATTCCGGCCTTCTCCAGAATCATCGCCAGATAGTGCGGGATCGCACCGGCGATGTCCGTGATCGATGCCTGCTCGATCACCGTGAAATTGAGGACGCCGCCGACGGTGATGAACTCCGTGACGGCTGCCGCATCGGTGGCGAAGATCAGGAACGACTGGTTCGCGCTGGGGAGATCCCGGGCCGCGGCCTGCTCACGCGCTGCGATGTTCACGATGCCGACGGCAACCGTGAAGTCCGCTGCTGTCACCGCCTCGATGACAGCGGCCAGGAATGCCTGGGAGGCTGCTGTCGCAGCGCGGATGCCCGCGGCCTCGATGACCTGGGCCGGGTACTCAGGCGTGGCGCTGGGGAGCGCAGCGATGCTCGCGGCCTCGACGACAGCGCAAATCTCAGTGCTCCACGGCCCTGATCCCCATCCGCCTGATCCCCATGCCATGACAGCTCGCTCAGAGCGCCGACAGCTCGAAGCGGTACGTCGCGTTGATGATGTCGCCCACGGCCACGCCACGGTCGCCTGGGGCCTGCAGATCGGCCGCCGAGAACAGCACGCCGGCCACGCCGCCCTTGGCGTTGTTCGAGATCAGGAACGCGCCGCCGACGATGCCCACCGCGTCGATGTTGAACACCGCGGGCGCTGCGGTGTTGTCGATGACCGCGGGGTTGGCCGCCAGCGCAGGCGCGAACACGGCCTGCGGTCGCGTGGCGTTGCTGTAGGGCACCACCTCGACCCAGCCCGGGTGCAGCGCAGCGGTGTCGCCGGCTGCCGGATTGTTGCCCGCGGCCGCGCCGTACAGACCGATGAACCACGCCGCGTTATAAGCCGCGCCGAGGAAATACTTGTCGCACATATCCTTGAGGCCGACGTTGACCACGAGGTTGTGCTTCTTGGTCATCTGCCACTTGAGGTTGCCGGCGGCATCGAAGCAGACCAGATCGTAGTAGCCCTCGGCGCCGGCAATCTCGGGCGTTTGTGCACCCATCACCATCGCGGCGGCAAAGAGGTCTTTTGCATTTGACTTGTTCATCGCACTGTGTCCTTCACTTGTGGAGTGCGGAAGGTGTCCTGCCGCATTTTGCCGTCACCCAGCTGCTTGAGCAGCGCCATCGAATCGATGAAAAGCTCTTTGTAGAGCGCAACAACATCCTGTTCTTCCTTGATGAAGCGCGCTGCTTCAACCAGCATGCCGTTGAGCAGGGCCGAGTCGAAATTGTCGCCCAGCCACGTCGTGCCGGCCGTGATGATCGACTCGGGGTAGTACCCGAAGTGGAGCTCAACTTTGTAGGCGAGGTCCGGCGACGGGGCCACGATCAGCGTGTCCGCGTCGAACTGCGCGTACACGCGCGGGCGGTTCTGCGCGGCCGGCACCGGGAACATCTCACGCAGATAGTTCACGTCCTTGTTGGTCAGATACACGTACTCACCCGTCGTCGGCTCGATCACGGCCAGCGAGTAGGGGTAGAGGAAATCCTGCGGCAGCGTCACGTACGGGCTGCCGGTCGTGATGTTGCTGGTCATGTTCCGGCGCAGCGCCGGGATCTGCACGGCGTTGTAAATCTTCTGCTCGGTCAGCTGCGCAAAGCGCGCCATGTCAGCATCATCGAACCCGTTGCCGATGGTACTGATGACGCTGGCCGTGAGTTCCGCGTAGTTCATGGCTCAGAAGGTGCCCAGGAATTTCTTGCCCTTGGTGGCCGCGCCGCCGCCACGCGCCTGCCCGCCGCCCGATGGCTTGCCATCATCGAGGGGGTTGTTCGTCGGCGGGTTCGAGGCCATCGCAGCCTTGTGCGTGGGGCTGTCTTCCGCCGGAATGCTGCCGCCACCGGCGAAGCCGAAGGGCTTGGGCTTCTTGCCGCCCTCCTTGCCGCTGAACGGTGCCGCCTTCATGTCGCCGGCCTTGGATTTGCCGCCGAACGGATTGGTCTTCTTGGGTTCGCCACCGAACGGCTTGGCCTTCTTGGCGCCCTTGCCGAACGGCGTCATCTCCTTGGGCAGGTTGTTGCGCGCGATTGCCATGATGGGCTCCTACGGGATTTCAGGGGGTGTGATCGGCGGTACGGGGTTCGGCACCGGGTCGGGGTTCAACACGCGCGAGGCGGCCATCGACGGGTCAGGCCGCGGGTTGCGCAGAGCCTGGGGGTCGAACACCGGATAGACGCCTTGCCAGTTCTGCGGGTGGTCGGGATCCCAGCACGTCGGGCATACCAGCAGGTTGTTGGGCCGGCCCTGCACCGTCTCGGTCCTCAACAGCCGCAGACGATAGCGGAAATTGCAGCGGTCGCAAAACGCCCATGCTCGTTTACCCGAAGCGTAGGGGATGCTCATGAGCCGCCCCCAGGATCAAAAGCGTTTGTCTTCCGCTGGTTCTCTTTCAGCGGCAGCCACTGCAGGTTGTTCGGGACATGCAAGCCCGACACCAGCTTGCCTTTGTAGGGGATGACGTGATCCACGCTCCAGGGTATGCCATTGACCCGCGTCAGCATGAGCGCGACTGCGTAACGACATTCCATCACAAGCAGATCGTGCTCCGTCAGCCACGCCGGGGCACGGTTGAGCTTCTTTGCCCGCGCCAGCACGCTGTTCGCTTTCTTCGACGCCGCAAACATCGCATCCACTGCGAACCGCTGCTTCTCCTGTGCGCTGATACGCTGCCTGTGCTTGAGGCCGTGCCGGCGCTTGGCCGCTGCACAAGCGCTCTTGTGCAACGTGTTGTAGCGGACTTGGCGCGCGTTTATGCGCTCCTTATCGGCTTCGTACCGTTGCTTGGCGGCTGCATCAAGCGCTTCCTTGTTGGCGATGTAATACGCACGCGCCGACTCTTTCCTGCACACCGAACACTCGTTGTTTCCGACATGCCGCTCGGCCACATGTCCGCGCAGGCACGCTTCGCCGGTGAAGTACCGCGGCAGGCCCTCGGCGCGTGCTTGTTGACGTGATGTGATTTTCATGGTGTTAGGAGCAAATTCGGGGCACGAAGCGCACAGGTGCTTTTTCCCGATCTTCGTCGCTTGCCAGCATCCATGCCTCGTCGTACTGCTGCTTGAGCGTCGCCAGCCGGGGCAGGCCCTCGGGGAACTTCATCGCCATGTGATAGGCCAGCCCGGCGATCAGCGCCGGCAGGAAGCGGAACGGGATGTCCTGCGTGTTCAGGCCGGTGCCGGCGTCCTGCATGCGGCGCAGGCGCCAGTGCACCAAGATGTAGGGCACGGAGTTGTCCGGCACCGGCCAGAGCATCACCTCGGGCGCCGCCGGCTGCCGGTTGATCCACATCTGGTAAGGCCGGCCCGTCGCGTTCTTGTTCGGGATCGTCGCGTAGACCGAGGCACTGATGCGGTTGAGCACCAAGTCGGTCTGGTTGATGCCCGTGCCCGTGCGGATCACGGCCTCCAGCAAGTCGATGGTGTCGGCGGGCAGCACGTACTTGTCGATGCCGGGAAGGAGCAGCAGCTCGTTCTTCTCCAGCGTCCACAGATTGATGCCGCGGTTCGCCCACTCGGCCAGCAGCAGGTTCAGGCTACGCCGCGCCGTGCGGACCTGATTGCCGGCGCGGATCTCGACACCGCAGCGCTCCCCCGCCTCCTCGATGATGTCAGCGAGTTCGAGGTTGAATCCTGTGGTGCCCGAGGTCGCCATGGGCCTACCCCCGCTTCGCGCGCGTCTTGCCGCGCGAGGCGCAGCCGTCGATGCTGCCGCCGGCAGCCATGCCGCGCGCTGCACGCCGCGCCATCGCGTCCTCGGCGATCGCATTCATCGACGTGCGCTCAGCCGGCGCTGCGCGCGGCGTGGCGGCGGCCTGCGGCGTCTTGCCCATGAAGCGCTGCACCTGCTGCGGAGCCGGCCGGTTGCGGCCCTCGTTGCTGTAGGGTGCCGTCGCTCCGATTGCGCGGCGTTGTGCGGCGGCTGGCGGCGCTGCGCGGCGGGGCGGCGGGGCAGCGGGCTCCTCGGCCTGGGCACCGGCCGCGGCCAGCGCCATGCGCTGCTTCACCATCTCCAGCGCCCGCGCGCGGGTTTCGTCGTCGATGTTGACGTTCGCACCCTCGGTGACTTCACCGCCTTCAGCGAACTTGTACGGCCCGTGGCCGACGTATTTGTTGGGCATGATGGGCTCCTAGCCGATGAAGACGCTGGCCGAGACGAACAGGCCGGTGCTCGTGGCGAACATCGCCGTCTCGAACAGGATGCCGTCGTCGGGGATGATGATGTTGCTCACACCCGCCGCGACATCGATTAAGAGCTTCACCGGGCCGGCGAGCGAGAACCCGTCGCGCAGCTCCAGCTGGCCCGCGCCGGTGGCCGTGACCGTGAGTCCCTTGAGGCGTGTGCGGTTGGGTACGAGCGTGCCGGACAAGATCCCGGCCGTGCGTACAGCGGTGATTGGGCTGCCCATACCACCCCCTTACGTGAGCGCTGCGCCGGTGGTCAGTGTCCAGGCAACCCCGTTGCACAGCACCAGCGCCGTCTCGTTGTTGCCTGCGCCGTTGTCGAAGACGCACATGACCGCACCCTTGAGTGCCAGCGTGGGCACTGGCAGCGAAGCTGTGGGGACTGCGGTGAAGATGAGGCCGGGGCCGACAGGGCTGGCTGCGCTGCCGTCACCGCTGATGAAGCCGTTGAGCGAGCGTACCGGCCCGGTAAAGGTCGTAGTTCCCATAATTTCCTCACATGCGAGTGATGCACGCCAAGTCTGCATGTCGTCTGCCGGGCCAGTCGTGGCGTGATGGATGTGTGCATCCCGGTGAAGGCCCTAGTCTACGCTCCCGACCCCGTTACACAACAAAAAAGGCCCCGGAGGGGCCTTTTTACGTGCTAAGCAGCCGTTTCGGAGCCGTTTCGGCTCAGGTCGAGCCGGCGCTGCCCCACATTCCAAGTGGATCACTCCAGCCAAAACTGTAGCGCTCGCGGGCCTTGTAGCGGCAGTTGCCGGTGTCGAAGTCCTCGTCCATGCTGGTCTTCAGCGCCACACGGTTGAAATGCTTCAGGCCGTTGGGCACGTCGGTCTTCAGGAACCACGCGTTCGGGTCGGTCAGGAAGTGGTTCACACCATAGCCGCCCGGGATCGCCGACATGTTGCGGATCGCGTTGATGTCGTTGTCCGCAGTCGCGGTGCGACCCTCGGACTGCAGCAGACGCACGGCCGTGAACATCAGCGACGGCGGCAGGACCAGCTTCTTCGGTTTGGCTGCGATCAGCAGGCCACGCTCGTCGGTCCAGGCTGCGATCTGGATGATCGCGGCTTCCAGCGATGTCTCGTTCAGGTCCACGCCGACGGCGGGATTGTTGAAGTTGACACCACCGCCCACCAGCGGATGACCGACGCGGGCCAGTGCGGCGTTGTAGCCGAACAGGGACACGCCGTCACCACCGGCGACAGCACCGTTGAAGCCTTGGTTCAGGACGGCAGCACCCTTGACTTGCTTGGTGTACGCCATAGCCCGAGCCAGCGCCTTGGTATACCGCGCGGACAGCGAGTCGTAGAGGTTGTCTTCGACAGCTTCTTCGGTGACGGAAAAGCCCAGCGCGATCGTCTCATGGACGTATCGCGCGGTGAAGGCTTCCTGGGCGTTGTCGTAGTCGATGGCCGCGCCTTCAGCTTTCACCGGCGCCGCGCCGAAGCCCGACAGCTTGACCTCTTCCTCGAAGGAACGCTCGGAGCTTTCGGTGTCGAAAATCTCCTTGTGTTCCTCGGCGTACTGCTTGTATTCCAGACCGAACAGCGCGTTCAGCCCGGGGAGCAGTTCCTTCATCAGTTGTGCACGAGAGATTGCCATGATGCTTGCTCCTCAGATGCCGACAGCGTTGAGGTAGCTGTGCTGGCCGGGGTTGAACTTCACCAGCACGTCCGCGAACGGATCGGTGAGGGGCGAGACGATCGCAACGACGCGGAAGGCCGCGGCGCCGGGGATGACCGTCGATTCCAACGCGGCGTTGGAGACGCCGGTACGGGGATTGCCCGAGCCGGCCACCTGTCCTGCTGCCAGGAAGGTGTTGGCCGCGATTGCCGACTGTGCGGCAGCCCCGTCCATCTGGCCCTGGAACAGTACGTCCGGATCCGCAACCACCTTGGCCTTGATCTTCGTGCCGGCGGGGGCGACGTAGTTGGCGGGGTAGTACTGCGAGAACTGAAGCTGGCCCTGGGCGTTGATGAACTCGCAGCCCACGAAGACACCGATGGTGCCCGCCGGGAACGCGTTCGCCGCGGCGTCCGCGCCGGTAGCCGTCATCAGGACGATGTAGCCGTTGGTGTCCAGCGCAACGATGGAGCCGTAGAAAATGTTGTTGGCGCCACCAGCAGGATTGATCTCGAACTCGCTGACGGCGCCCGCATAGGGCAGCCCGTCCATGCGCTTGATCGGGCGCAGACCGTAGGGGGTTGCAGTGAGGGACATGGTTGTTCCTTCAGGTTCCGTTGCCGAAAGACTCGCCGCGCGTGGTCGTGGACTTGCGTTGCACGAACAGCGGCATACGAGGGTCGTTGTGGGTCATGAGGGTGTTGTCCACCGCACGCATCTGATCCTTGGCCTGCTTGGCGTAATACGCCTTGCGCGCCAGATAGCGCGCGGTAGGCATCTTGCACAGCATCAGGCCACCGATCTCGATGTTGCCGTCCTTGTTCCCCGAAATCTGCATCTCGGGGTGGGCGTTGGCTTTGACTGGCACCCAGCCTTCACGCAGCTTCATGGACACGTTCGTCGGCTCGCTGGAGCCAAGAACATGGGTCGCTACCCAATGGAAACTGAAGCCAGCTTCCGGGTGCGGCGTGGGCAAGGTGCTCGGCGGGGCGTACTCCTCACGAGCTTCTTCTGCGCGAGTTTCGTTCTCACGGGGTTGACGGTTTTCAGCCATTTTTCTGCTCCAGTTTTGCAACTTCTTGCGCGTATTGCTGGGGTGTGATGCCGAACTTCTTAGCCAGCGAGAGCTGGGACTGAGTAAGCCGGACTTTCGTCACACCAGCTGCCGAACGTGACACGGAGGCCACGGGGCTGGTGCGCGCGGGGGTGCGCTGCTGGGAGCGTTCGCCGGGCTCATCCTGCTTGTCCTCGCCGAAGAAATCGGGGAAGACCTCGTGCAGGCGGCCATCGACTTTCTGAAAATACTCGTCAGAGCGAGGATCAACGCCGGCCTTCACGAGCTTCTGATGAAGCCCAAGCGCGAAGCTCGTCATCTCCTCGTTCCCGTCTGTGCCGAACCACTGGTTTTTTGCCTGCCAGCGCAGCGTCTTTTGGTCAACAGCTTCAGACTGGGTGTTTACAGGCGGGAGTTCTACCACATCTTCCGCTTTTTGCACAGGCGGAGGACGGTAGCGCTCCAGCTCGCGCGCCTTGATCTTGGCCTCCAGCAACTCCTCGTTGGCCGCCAGCTCAGCGTCGGTATCGAACGCCTCCTTGGCCGCCTTGACCTTGGCGCGCGCAGCAGCCAGCTCGGCCTCGACGTTGGCCTTGGTCGCCGCCAGCAGGCTCGACTCGCCGTTGGTCGTGCGCTGGGCCAGCTGGCGGTTCTGCTGCAGCAGGGCCTGGGATGCACGGATGGCCTCGTCGCGCTCGCGCTCCGCGGACTCCCGCGCGCGGCGCTCGTCGTGGCGCGCGTGGGTCAGCTCGCTGATGCGGCCCTTGACGGTGGCCGAGTACTGGGCCAGCTCGGCGTCATCGGGATCCACGACCTCGCGGCCCAGCGGCTTGCGGCCGCGGTCCTTCTCGGGCGTGTCATCGATGATCTCGACGCCATCGTCTTCGTCGGCCTCGGCCTTGGCGGCACGGCCGTTGATGCGCGTGCCGGCGGAGCCGTCGATCTCGACGATCTCTTCGTCTTCTACTTGGTTGGGACTGGGCATGGTTGTGCTCCTTGGAAGTGCAAGCTGCGCGCGATTTCCTGCGCCCGCTCACGGTCGCAGTCGAACAGCACCAGCTTGGTGGGTTGAGTCAGCAGCACCGATTCGCGTTCTTCAGACATCGCCCTGATGTCTGCGATCGCTTTAGTCAGCGCCTGCATGCTCAAGTCGGTGTTCATCCGCCGAATCTCACGACGCCGCGCGGGTCGGCCACGGTCGCCTCGACCATGTCGTCCGCGATGACCCGGAACTCCTTGCCGAACACCTTGAAGCGGGTGCCGGCGTAGGTGCGGACGATGATGAAGTCGCCCTTCTTGCACCAGGGCCCGCTGGGGAAGCGGGTCGGGTCTTTGTAGGCGTCAGGGCCAACGTCGAGCACGAAGAGGACGGTCGTGCCCGTCTCCTCGTCCTGCATCGTCTGGCGGGCCTTGACGAGCACCGAGTCGTCGTAGACCTCGTTGGCCTTGGGCACCGCGCACAGCAGCTTGTAGCCCACCGGCCGGGGCAGCGCGCTGGCCTTCTGCGCGTCGGTGGCGTCATCGTCGGGCTCGTCGATGTGGTCGATCTGCTCGATACCGGGCGGCAATATGATTTCAGGAGGAAGAATCATCGTCGTCGACATCTTTGTCTCTTTCCAGCAGGGCTTGCAGCATTTGCTCGGCTAGGCGCAGCCCCGTCAAAACGCCTACGAGATAGCGGTATTCCTCGAACGAGCGAGGAGCACCGTTGGCGATCGTATCGACGCGTGCCTGAATTTCTTCCTTCAGCGCGATGTGTAACTCTGCACCGTTGCGTGGGGGGCGGCTCATTCGGCGGCTCCGTCATCAGTAGGGGCTGGGGTGGGGGTGGGGGCCGGGGCCGGGGCGGGCTTGGCAGCCCGGCCGCTGTCGCCGATCTGGTTGCTGTCGTGCTCGGCCTGCATCTCGTTGACCTCGCGCTCGGCGTTGGCGCGGTCCTGGGCCAGCAGCTGCTGATCCTGGGCGCGGCCCATCATGCCGACCTGCAGTGCCTTGACCTCGATGCCCTGCTCGCCCAGCTCGCCGGCCTGGGCCAGCTTCTCGCGCTGCAGGTCGATCTTGTCGGCCTTGTCGGCGGCATCCACGGCCAGCTTCTTCTCGGCCAGCTCGGTCTTGTCGGCCAGATCGCTGGCCTTGACCTGCAGTTCCTTCTCCTTGATTTGCAGCTCCTTGTCGCGCTGATCGAGCGCGCGGACCTGCAGCTGGTACATGGGATCCTGCTGTTGCTGCTGAGCCTGCTGGGCCTGGGCCTGCTGCTGGTGCTGCTGGGCGAGCTGCTGGGCGGCCTGGGCCATCGCCTGTGCGAGCTGCTGCTCCTGCTCGGGCGCCATCGGCTGACCTGGGTCCGGCAGCGGCTGGCCCATCATCTGCTCGATCTGCTGGCGGAACTGGTAGGCCACATGCTCGGCGATGTGCGCCTGCATGGCCTGCATCAGCATGGGGGCCTGCGGGTTCTGGCCCAGCGACTGCATGACCACCGGATCCTGCAGCATGGCTTGGTGCACGGCGAGGTGAGCACCGTGATCCTGGGGCATGAACGCCTTGACGGGCTTGCCCATCAGCACGTTCATGTTCTCGCTGACCGGATCGGCGGGCACGGCCTCGGCCTTCAGCGGCACCAGCTTGGCAGCGTTCTTGATGCCCAGCACCTCCAGCATGCCGCGGTGCAGCTCGGCAAGGTCGTAGACCTGGGGTGCGGTGGACGACAGCTGGATGGCCGCCTGATATTGAACGACGCGCTGGCTCATGGTGGCCGCGCTCGGATCGCTCACCGGGATCAGATCGACCATGGCGAAGTCGGCCTGCTTGGAGCCCCGCACCGGCGCCGATGTCTCGTAGCTGTAGTCGTCGTCACCGCTGTCACGGATGACGCCCTTGATGAGCTTCATCTCGATCTTGAGCGAGTTGTGCGTGCGGGCCTGGACGGCGGACATCACCTTCAGCTGGCGCTCCAGCAGGGCCAGCGTGGTGCCCACCGGCGCCTGGGCGCTCATGTCGGCGATCTTCATGTCGGCCGTGCCCGGCAGGCGCCGGCCGTCCTCGATCAGCTTGTCCAGCAGGCCGGCCAGGACGAGGCTGGGCTCCTTGTAGGGCAGCGGGACGAGGTTGTCCTTGAGCGTGCCCGACATGATGTCCACATCGCGCCATTCCCCCGGGCTGATGGGCGTGTCGTCACCCTTGATGCGCAGACCCTTGGTCTTGAGCCCGCCCGGCAGGTTGCTGAGCGTGCCGGCATCGACCAGCTGGCGCAGGATGCTGGTGGCGCTCTTGGCGTACCCGCCGATCAGGTGGAAGAGGCCATAGCCGTAGGGGCCGAAGCCGGGGATGTAGTCATACTGGACGAAGTGCTGGCGCCGCAGGGGGAGCGTGGCGCCCTCCTCCCAGTTCCGGCGGATGGACAGCACCTCCCCGCCGCGGATCTTGCTGATGACATAGGGCCGGGGCTTGGTGTCTTCCTCCAGGCCCTCCAACACCATCGCCACCTGCGTCTCGTAAATCTCGTAGCCCTCGGTCGTGAGGTTGCTGAAGCCCGTCTCGTCGTCCTTGGCCTCCTGCAGCTCGTCGCGGATGCGCACCGCGGTGCCCAGGACGACCTTGTCGCTGTAGAAGCCGGCGGCCTGCAGCGCCTCCATCTCCGTCTCGGTCTTGAACATGCGGTGCGTGACGCGCTCGGCCGAGTAGATGTTCGACGAACCGTAGGGCATGATGATGTCCTCGGCCGGCACGAACAGGCTCACCTGACGGCCCAGCGTCGGATCGAAGTAGACCTTCTTGAAGGCACAGCCCACCGGGCTCAGATTCCACAGCATCTTCTCGTGCTCGCTGCGGAACTCGATCATGTTCTCCGTCAGCTGGTAGTTCATCTCGGCCTTGACGCGCACGCCGGCCTCTTTCTTCTGAGGCGTCTCCTCACCGATGATCTTGATGGCGCAGGGCCCGGCCGCCGGGAACGTCTCCATGATGGTTTCGCTCTGGAAGCGCACCACCGCCTCCGTGATCATGGGATGTGTAACTCCACACGCGCCGGACCAGGGCTCCGTGCGCTCCTCGTATTTCAGGCCCATCAGTTTCAGCCCTTCCCGGTAGGTGTCCACCCAGTCCTGCCGGCTGCGCTTGTCCTCGTCCACCCACTGATCCAGCTCGCCGTTGAGCACCGACAGCGCCGTGTCTTCGACGTAGTCCACCAGATTCGCGTCGAACGCCGGGGGCTCCAGCGCCGCAGCCGCCGCGACGAGCGCCGCCTCGCCCTCGTCGTCGCTAAGCCCGTCCTCGACGATCTCGATCTCGATCTCGGGCTCGTTGGCCGCCGCGTCGGGCGAGGCAGCAAGCGCAGACAGGCCCTGCGGGGCCTGATTGAGGGATTTGGCGACGTTCATGGGGGACTCCTCGGTGTGAGGGGGATTGTGGCTCAGTAGTATTCCCGGCGGCGCCGGTACATGGGCTCGTCGTCATCGCGGGGGTCGGTGGACAAGCGCAGGAAACCTCCCGCGCGGAAGCGCTGCAGGGCCTGCGTCACGGTGTCCACGTAATCGTCATTTTCCGAGTAAGGAAATTCCGCGCACTCGGCGATGACCTCGCTGGCCCAGCGCCGGTCGGGCGCCCAGACGATCTTGTCGGCAAGGGTAGGCGCCACGGCGTTCACGCGCGAGCGCTTGTCGTTGGACACGCCCGCCTTGCCGCGGGAGGGGGACACCTCGGTGACGGGGATGCCGCCCTGTCGCATCTCTTGGATGAGTGGCGCACCGGCGGCCTTCTTCTCGATGATGAGATCGTCGGGCTCCCAGTCCTTGTAGTGGGCCAGGGCCTTCTCTTTGAGCTGCGGGAACTCCCACCGACTCTTGACGGCGTCCAGCAGGATGATCTCGTCGCGGTTGGTGATCTCGTTGAACCAGATGCCCCAGGTGGTGCAGGCGCTGTAGTCGTTGGTGCTCTTGGTGTCGTGCGCCGTGTCCCAGGACTGGATCACATAGTGCACGGCCGGGGGCTTGTCCTTCTGCCATATCTGCCACCAGTCGCGCTTCAAGAGGGCGCCCTCCTCGTGGTGGGGCTCCTGCACGTACTGCGCGGCCCAGTACTGGGGCTGCATGCCGGCCTTCTTGGCGAGCAGCTGCTCGACGGGCCACTGCTCGGGCCACAGGGACTTGCCACTCGGGAGGATGGCCGGGAACCGCACCTCGTTCCACGGGATGCTCTCGGCGTTCTCTTTGGCCCAGGCCAAGGCGCGGCCGATCGGATCCTTTTTGCCCCAGCGCGTGCCGATCATGACGATCTTGCCGCCCGGCATCAGGCGCTGCAGCGGGCCGACCTGCATGTACCGCCATGCCGTGTCGAACGCCACGTCGGGATTGCTCAGCACGGCCTGCTCGGAGACGAGGTCGTCGCAGATCAACAGGTCCGCGCCGTAGCCGGCCACCGAGCCGCCCACGCCCAGGGCGAGGTATTTCCCACCGGCCGTCGTCGTCCAATCGTCGGCCGCGGTCTTGTCGCGCGAAATGACGGTCTTGGGGAACACCAGCTGGTAGTCGGCCGTGCCGATGAGGTTGCGCACTTTCCGACCGAACGCGCTCGACAGGTCGGACGTGTGCGTCACCATGATGATCTGGTGCGTGGGGTGGTGGCCGAGATACCAAGCCACGAACAGGTAGGCGATCGTCTCGCTCTTGCCGAAGCGCGGGGGCATGCTCACCGTCAGGCGCAGCTCGCTGCCCTCAACGACGCGGTGGAGCAGCGGCTCCATGAAGCGGTGGTGCGGGCCCTGCTTGAAGCCCGGGTACATCCGCGCGCAGAAGTGCAAGAAGGAGGCGCGGGCCAGTTCGAGCCCCTGCACCTCGTCGAGCTCGTCGAGGTCTTTGAGGACGGCTTCCGCGTCAGTAACTGACAAGCTCGCGACGCTCGCCAACAGCCGTTCAACCTCATCAACGGGCATCAGCGGCCGGGCCAGGGCCTCGGCATAGGAGAGGAACCGCGTTTCGCTGAGATCGCTCATTTCTGCTCGATCACCACGGCCTCGGAAATCTCCTGCTCCTGCTTGTTGTGCGGGAGGAGCGCAGCGAGGCGTTCTCTCAGGCGCGTGACCACGGCGTCGGGGGTCGTGTCCTTCTGCCGATGGTCGATCTCGATGCGCTCTGTGTAGGCGCCGATTTCGGTGACTTGGCCCAGTTTGCCCAGGGCCGCGAGGCTGATCTTCGCGTCTGCGTTGGTGGCGTGCTCGACGAGCTTTGCCACGATGAAGCCGCGGATCTCCTGGGCCTGCCGCACGAACGCCCAGTCATATTGAGAGAGCATCCCCGCAAGGTGGCGCACCGCCGGTGGCGCGTGCATCGCCAGCAGGTCGGACTTGGCTTTGAGCGGGTCGGTGTAGGGGTTGGTGACACTGCAGAAGGCGGCGCGGGCCGCGGCCGTGGCTGCTTCATCGAGCGTGGGCATGGCGCCGGGCGGCTCTGTGTGCGCACCGATGCGCTCCAACCAGTCTGCGGTGGTGGCCTGGGCATTCAGAAGGGTCGGGACCGAGGCGTCATCCAGGGGAATGACGGCGGACGCGGCGGCCTCGTCGGACCCGTCGAAATCGAACTCAAGAAGGTGATTGAATACCATGAGAAGCCCCTAAAAATGCGGCTGGCGGCGAGCCGATTAAGGGAGTAATGTACAGGCGCAGTTGTCTTCTAGGGTAGTGAGCCCGCCGGATAGTCCCCCGGCGGGCTTTTTTGCGTGTTTACGGGAAACTAAACCCGAATCCAGCGCTCCAGCGCTTTTTCCTGGGAAAAACTCAGAAAAACAGGTTTTTCAGCCCCTTTTATGGGTTTTGAGTCACACCTATTCATCGCCTGCTCTTGGCGTGTGGCCCACCTACAGTTATCAGGCGCGTACCCGAGATCATTATTAATCCGCTCAAGCGTCAAATCCGGCGGTGGTACACCTACATCGCTGTAAAACAGGTCGAAACTACGCCAGCGCTCGCAAACACGGATACCACGGCCACCGTAACGGTGGTATTTCGGATGGGAGCTGTCGTGACAGCGGGAAATCATGTTCGCCCAACGGCGGTACAGCGGATTTAGCGGGTGAGTCCGCATGCTGTAGGGCTCGTCATAGCGTTGTGCCGCGGCCTTGAACCGTGTGCTGCGCAAGCAGCCACACGACAACGTATTGCCGGTACTCAAGTGGGCCGCCCAAGCGAAGAACTTCCGCCCACACTCACATAGGCAGAGACAACGGCGACGGGACGGCGGCTTTTGGCCGCGAAACATACGGGACCGCAAAATAGTGAAGCTCATGATCGTCGATCGGAGTGGGTGGCCGCACATCTTAAAAATTTTTTGGAGTGGTGGCAATGGTTCAGTGTTCAAAAAATTTTATTTTCGCCGATCGAGCCCGCGAATCCGTGTTCATAAGGCGAGGTGTGACTCCCTCAATATAAGGGGGTGCACCCACCGTACCCTCGATACCCCCCGGTTGACTCTCTGTCAACGTGGTACTTATTCGACGTTGACTATAATGACTCTAGGCA